AATTTTTGTTAATGGTCTAAAATTGCCAGCTGTTGTTTTATATGCTTGAGCAGTTTGATCAAAACAACACATACCAAAAAAATAAGTTCCTACTGATAAAGTTACAGGTGATGGTAGTGAGACTTGTGTTGGTGTTGCACTTGCTACTAATGCAGGGATTGTCCAATCTGCTACTAAAGTAAAAACATCTGTTGTAAAATCATATTTATAAAGACCAGCAAAAGCTCTTTCAGTTGCACTTGTAGTCAACCATTCATATTCAATCTCTTGTATATCTGTGTCTTGATAAATTTGAAATCCTTGTGACATATTACCAAAATCTAAAGCATTAATAGAAAGAGTAAATCCTGTTGATTTACTTACACTACTATTTCTATAAGGATTCAGCATTAAATATTGACCTTTTGGTACAATACTATTAGTCAATGAACCTCCACCACCACCTCCACCGGATGGCTGTCCTATTATAAAACTCATAATAATTATTTTTGTAAGGTTATTAATACAGATCCTGTACCTGCAAATCTAACGCTGTACTCAGCTTTAGTATCTGCCTGTAGATTCTCTCCTAAGATTGTCAATCCTCCCATAGTCTTTGGATATTGGATAGTGATTCCATTGATCGTAACATCAATAGTACCATCACATACAAAGGATAGACTTTTAAAAGATTGATATTGTACACCTCCAGGATTGGTTAGCTCCTCATGAGTAACTGAATTTTTTAATTGAGATGTAGAACTGATAAATTCTGTAAGATAATCTACTACATCTGCTTTACCTCCTAATGGAATACCTGCCTGATTTTTTACATCTGCTATAGGAGCCTTATAAGATAGCTCATCATCTCCATCTGTGTAATCCCAAATGACAATAGTACCTCCTGGTAATACCTCGAATTTGGCAAATTGTAAAGGAATGTATTTTAATTCCTGTCCGGCAATCTCAGTATCTACTACTACTGCTGTACCTTGTGTGTATACTTTCATTTTTTAATGATTATTTGATTCAAATTTACATACGAAAAAATGAGCATTTTGTTTAGAATGGCAGATCATCAGATTGCTGAATAACAGGATCGGTAGTTACCTCAAAATCATACTCCATCTTAGCTGTATTTTGCTCTTTGGTAAATACTCTCCATGCTTGTAAATCATTGATGTAGAATACTTTTCCATTTTTCTCTCCTCTAAACCCTCTGACATTAAAAGATACCTCTACCTCACTACCTAAAGCTACAGAGTTTAGCTTACTCATTACATTTTCTTTTACAGCAGTAAATTTTACAGGCTGTGGATAGTCTCCTGATGTCTCCACAATAAACTCCTGTTTAGTAAAATCTGTACCTTTTTTAGTTTTGATCGTTTGGATCTCTAATTTTTCTATCAATTTCCCTGTGATAGTTAATGCATCGCTCATAGTTATAAATTTTTTAAATAAAAGATTGTTAAATATACAAAATTAATTTGGTTTTTAATACATTTTGGATATGGATTCATCTATACCATAGTCAATCAATACCTGCCTACCTTGATAAATTCCCCAATTCTGATGATTGTATAGATCGCAGTTATAAAAGTCCATATGAGGAAATGTATTTTTTATTTCAAATACATAATTATCTACAAAGTAGTTAATCTCTGTGCATCTTTTTTGAATCACTATGCCAAACCTGGACCAGACTAAAGGAGCTAATAGCTTTCTGCACTTACCGGATTTCCATACTGCTTTTTCATTTTTACCTTGCAGATAACCTCTGCGATCTATAGGTATTTTGATGGCATATTTGCCTATCAATAGTACTACCCTTGTAGATATTTTGATTTTCATAATAATATTTTTTTAAATAATTCTACCATAACGCAGGTAGTTATACTATTCCCTGCTTGTTTGTATAGCTGTGTATCGCTGTTTACTTTCTCTGCTCTGAAAAATGCCTCATCTGGAAAGCCTTGCAGCCTAAAACATTCTAATGGAGTTAGTCTGCGTATTTTGTATTGATTAACTACTGCCTGATTGCATCCTGTATCTAAAGTTTGTGCTACTCCTTTCCCTACTCTACCTTTACGAGTTTTACTATTAGGGAATAGTATATTAATACTATCTCCATCCTCTGCCTCCTCAAATCCTTTCTTTGTTGCTGATGGAACTTTAATAGCATTCATTCCTTTATAAATTCCACAGCTATGACCAGGACATTGTAATGCATTAGCAATAAGAGGATTAATTGTAGATTTTTGTATATTATTTTTATTAATTAAAATAGATTTAATCGCTGATTCACTTAGAAAATATTTATCATCAATAGGCATTTCAATATATGGCTCATGTCCTCCTCCACTTTTAGCCATTATCGTAGGTGAACATCCATCAATATTATGAATTCTTGCAGAGTGTTCATGTTTGCTTTTTTTTATAGAATTCAATTGCTTATCACTCAAAAAATATTTATACTCCGGATTATCTTGTAGCATATCCTTTAGCCTAAGCTCTAATGTAAATGGCTTTGGAAAATAGAACTCTCTAAAGTCTTTAAATCCTACTATAAAGACTCTCTCTCTGTTCTGAGGTATTCCATATTCTTTAGTATTAAGAACCTTGTAGTAAACGTGATAGCCTAAACCATCCTCAAAATATGGAATAAATATCTGTCCGTTAGCAGTACCTCCATTATCTGTAAGTAGGCTAATGATGGTCTGGAATGTCTTACCTCCATCATGTGATAATAAGCCTTTGACATTTTCAAGTATAAAGCATTTAGGCTGATTGATTTTAATAAACTCAGCTACATTAAAAAACAATGTACCTCTCACATCATCAAAGCCTTTACGCTTTCCTGCCATACTGAATGCTTGACATGGAAATCCTGCAACGTATAGATCGAGCTGTGGAATCTCTGAATGATCTCGTTTTGTAATATCCTCATAAAATCTCTGAGGATTGCCATGTATAGCCTCAAAACTTTTTCTCGCATACTTATCTATCTCACAGGCAAATACTTGCTCATGTTCAATATCTAATAATTTTAGTGCCATCTCTGGCGATCCGATACCGGAGAAATCTGTTCCTATTTTCATAATTATTGTTTTTAGAATGGTATTGAATTATCCCTATCTAAACCTAATCTATCTCTAAAGGATTTAGGCTTATCATCTGTTATAAAGTTATCAAATTCTATCATCTTAGTCAAATCCATATTATATCTTTCAGGATGTATTATTGCATCCTGATCCTTTATGTATGTCTGAAATGTAGATGTATTTTTGTCCATTATCATGTGATCGGTTCCTGTCTCTCCATGTCTATTTTTGCGAGTAATCAACATAGTCATTCCCTCCTTTTCCATATTTTCATTAGAGTAGTATTCAGGTCTATAAAGAAAGCTAACTATATCAGCATCCTGCTCTATATCTCCAGATTCCTTGAGATCAGATAGTATAGGCTTTTTGTCTGTTCTGCTTTCTACGGATCTGCTTAATTGAGCTAAAGCTATTACAGGGATATTGAGATTTCTTGCTAATCCTTTTAGCTCTCTGCTGATCTTACCTACCTGCAGATGTCTGCTTTCTCCTGATGCCCTTACTAATTGCAGATAATCTACAAAGATAATATCTATATCATGCTGCATCTTTGCCTTAGTAGCCTCTGATAGAATGTGCGTTAATGGAGGATTAGGAGTATCATCTATTAGAAATATATTAGATCTTGTTTCTCCTAATTGGCTTTGTATATGCTCCATTTGAATATTGTTGATCTTATTTTTTTTGATGTCTAATGCAGATACTGATGATTCTCTCGCCATAATCAGATGGCTGATCTGCTCTGATGACATCTCTCCACTAAAAAACATGACATTTTTATTAAATATCTTATAGGCATTATATGCCCAATTCAATACAAAAGTAGTTTTCCCCATTGCAGGTCTACCTCCTATGATCATTAGCCATCCTTTACCTGCTCCTCCTATACGCTTATCAAATTCCTCATAACCTGATGGTACACCGGCCACCTCTGTATATTTGCCTAAATTATCTTTTATGTTTTTTAGGTTATTCTGTATGATGTTCTCTAAGGTATTGACATTCTGAACAGATGGAGATAGGATCCTGATCATTTTCTCCTTATTGCTATTGATTATATCAAATACATCATTAGTCTGATCATGGCATTTATGGATCAGCTCATTGGCTGTAGATATTGCCTCTCTCCTCATATACTTTTCATAAAGAATCTGAGATACATGAGTTATATCTGCTGTATAGAATTTAGTAGTAATATCCATCAGCTCCATTAGGTTAAAATTAGCATCTCTATCCTTTAGGTATTGAAATATTGATGCTGTATCTATTGGCTTTCCATTCTCCTGCAGGTCTATGATAGCTCTGTATATCTTTTTAGCTGTAGGATCTGTAAAGCATTCCGGATTGAGCAGATTGTTTACATTGTAGATATTGTTAGGAGATTGTATTAGAGTAGCTATGCATTTAAGCTCTAATTCCTGTGCTGATATATCGCTCATTATTTGATATTTTCTAAGTAAAATCTTTTGTATTTATTCTGAGTAGCTATGTGGATCTGCTGAATAATTTTATCTATCATAAATTTAGATGTATAAGATCCATTAGTTTGTATAATAGATTTGATCAGCACCTGGACAGCTTGAATATTATTTATATTCATGGTATAAATATAAGTAAGAAAAGCACGATTTAATCTTTCCATAGGTAAGGAAATATCTATATCTGCTTTTTTTATTTTCTCCTGACTATACACCATAAAATCCTCATGTTCAAAATTGATATTTGTAAAATACTGATAAACTATAGTAGCTGCTTTCTTTTCATGATCATCTAATTTGAGTAACTGAGGATTATCTATTTTTTCAAATGAAAAAGAATTTGATTTTTTATTTAAATTAAAATTTTCATTTTCATTTAAATTATCATGAACATTTACATTTACATTTACATTAGGTTTTTCATCTGATAACCTTAGGTTTTTATTTTCATAACCTATGGTTTTATTTTCAATAACCACTGGTTTTTTAGTTTCATAACCACTGGTTTTTTTATCTAAAACCTTAGGTTTTTCACTTGTATTACCACTGGTTTTTTTAGGCCTACCTCCTTTTTTACCATCTACATATCTTTTAGTATTGGCATCTATCTGAGGCTTAATATTTATAAATGTAATTTTTACAACCGGATCCATGTCATCATCTATAATGCCATCTAAAGAATAATTTTTAATAGCTCTAAGTAAATTTAATGCATCTTTTTGGCTGAACTCTTTTTCTAATTCAAATATAGCATCAAAAAAAGATCTATAAATTACCATTGAATCTCTCATATTTTAAAATTTAAATAAAAAAAAATGGCCTACACAAGCAGAGCAGAGGCTTTGACATGATACCGAGTAAGTAGTATCTCCTCCTTTCCACTTGTATAGACCATTAAAATCTATTAGCTATGTTCTTACTCATTTCTTTGTCCGGTCATCTGTTGCAGTTTGTCAGGCTGCTGACCTAAAATATAAAGTGCGTGTACACAAATATAATCTAATTTTCCAATTCTTTCCAAAAATCAGCAGAATTTATCTCATTAAATAATCTGCACTTGTAATCTGGTTTCACATCAGAATTAGATACTACCTCTTTGAGCTGTTTAAATTTGCTCATGATCCTATCCTTTTGATGAGAGAATCCTAAGCCTGTAAGCTCAGATAATTCTATATCTATGCATTGCTGATCGGTAGATGTATTAGATTTAATTAATCTGCATATTCTCAGAGTATCAAAATCATCAAATACAGACACTATCTCAGTACCATATTTAAGATTGGCTAAAGACTGCATTAGAGATCTCCAGGTATTATGCTGCTTTGCTCTGATTGGATTATATTTTACCATAGCTGATTTTTATATTTTGTAGATAGTTTTATATCATCAGCAGTATATATACGAGATATAAACTCATCGTTCATAAATGCATTCCATGTTCTATAGATTGATAAAATAATATCCTTAGTAGTTAATCTGGATTTTTTCAATTTATAATTGATTAGCTTTTTTCTAAGTTTATAAATAGGATGATCTACATTTAATCCTATGCCATCAGATAGTAGCTGAAAAAATTTATCAGCAGCTCTCTGATTTAGTTTTTGTAGCTGCCATTTTAAAGATAAATATAATTTAGCTACGATCAATTTATCTCCATTAGCATAGATTCTCATCTCATTCTCTACAAAATCAAATATATGAGGATGTTTATCACAGAACTCTAAAAAATCAGTAGATGATGTATGCGAGTTGGTATCTTTAGCACCTGATAGATTTAAATGATTATGCTGTAATTTTATAATCATTCTGACAGCAGCAGATATTTGATTAGCATATTTATACTTTTTTTTGTGAGTTATCTCAAGTACATCAGCATAGGATCTGATCCTTTGCCCTGTGTTGATTGTAGAGATTTGATCAGTATCTAAACCTTTTACAAATAGAGTATTAAATTGAACACCGGATAATACACAGGCTGCTAATCTATGCTGCCCATCTATAATATTACCCTCTGAATCCTGCCTAATAGAATCTCCATTAAAAGCAAAATTACCTTTTTGCATCTCTCTTGCTAAGAATGTGACATGCTTTTGATTAATTTTTCTCTGATGTTTTGAATCAGACATTTCAAGCAGTTTCTCTGCTGTTTTTGGAGTAATTGTTACCAAATGTGTCTCAATCTGAGAGACGGCCTGAAAAAATAATTTTTCTTTAGAATTTTTTTGTACTAAATTCATGTTATAAATATTGAAATGGTTAAATAATTGGAGTAGCTGCAACTACTCCTTTTTTTATGTTTGATAAATATATTACTTTTTTTTAAAAAAAGGCAGAGCGAGGCTGATTCTCTGCCATTTACCTATTTAAAAACCTCTTTTTTATTTAATAATGTTTCAATATAAAGAGTAGCATCCATCAGCTCCTCCTGTAAATGTATTAGCCATTGCCGAGTAGATAGATCATCTCTGGTCAGCATAGTATTATACTTTTTAATTCCTGCAGCAGACCTATCCTCATACTTTTTAAGTACCCTATTCACTATAGGATCGCCTTTGAGATCCATCTCTAAAAAATCTATTAGCTTTTGTAGTGTACTATATTTGAGATTGTGTTTATACATAGCTCTATCTATAGTAGATTTAGATACAGGGAAAGGATTAGGATCTTTGCCACTACAAATATTCCCTAATTTTAGACCATGCTTATAGGCATATTGAAATAGTAAGCTCTTAACATTCTCCATCATCCCATGTGTACATCATTGGAGAATCCTGTAGCTCTATATCCTGATTGATAGGAGCAGCAGGTTTTTTAATGGAGATCTCTACTGAGCAGAGGACCAGGATACAGATGATCCAGATTAGGCAGCACAATACTGCAATATTTGTGATGTTTCTCATTTCTCTATCAGATTTAGTATTGGAATAAATCCAAAAAATTGAGCTAATTCTGCTTGATTCTTTAGAGAGCATGTGCCATGTATCAGCAGCTTTTGAATGTTAGTCCGGCCTATAGGAAATGGATTCTCCTGAGTACCGAGATTAATCTCTCCTAATGATAGATTTCTAAATATCATATAATTTTCTACATGTTGTTTTAGAATCTTTATCGTTAATGTTTCTTTAGTCATGTTTGTCTATTTTTAATTGTTTTTAGTAAAATATTTGATCTATCCTCCAATAGATCCATATCTATTTCATCATATCCGGCCTCTAATAGAGCTACCTCTAAATTGTCTTTTAGGTTTCTGTGCTTTGGATCTTTTGTATGCTTATACATTGCATTAGCATAGGCATAATTACTCTCAGTCATAGAGAGCCTTGTAGCTTTCTTATTCATAATTAGTATTGTTTGTTTGTCAAATATAGTTTTTTATACTAATATATCAAACAATAGTATAAAAAATTAAATAAAAAAAAGAGCAGCCTAAAAAGACTACTCTAAAACAAAACAATATTATGAAAAGTATGGAGCTGCTTACTTACTCCATTTATCTTTAATATCCTGCAGATACATAGCATTACATATAGCTACTGCTTGACCAGGATCTTTAGCTGTTCCCTCATCTAATACTACAGGTATACATCTCTTTACAAAATCCTCCTTAGTCTCTGTAGGCAATGGCTTAGGCATATCTCAGAATTTAAAAAAATCTATAGGATCAGGCTTTTTATCATAGGCAGATAGTATAATCATTACTAACTGAAAAGCCAATTTTATAAACTTGAAAATCTTAAAAAATACATTTTTAATATCATTCATCTCATCAGCTACAGGCTTAGATTTACTGAATAGATCATCTATAAATTGCTGCTGCTGTTGTACTTGCTCTGTTAAAAATACTATTTTCTGGTCTTTTGTCATAATCAAAAAAGCAGGAGATGCCACCACCACCTCCTACTATAAAGTTTTAATTGGTTCATGTCAAATACATTACCTGCCTCGATGTATCATATAGATTCAGAGCGTACAGCAGGTATATTCTTTGTCATTTCAAATACAAATATAATTAAAAAAACCAATGTTTCACAATTACATTAACATCTTTTAACTGATCTATTTTACAATTATAACAGGGATACTGCATGGAGCCAGAGACAACATCATCAGAGAATTTTTTAAAATCTATTCTATTGATGTAGCCTAATATATTAGCCATCAATCCATTAACCTGGACACCTACTATATAATCCTTTACCTCCTGATCTTTTGGCTGTAGAATGTATCTATGACCTACTCTGATAGTCTTTACATCTATAGTAAATAATCCATTAGGCATGATAAAATCATAAGTATCAGATTTGATTGAGAATATAGCAGAGTAATCTATAGGTATACCGGATTCTGTCAGGTAGTTATAAAAGGCCACCTCTCCCATTTTGCCATAATAGATATTTTTTTTACGCTGCTTATCACTATCTCCAAACCTATTATAGATCCTATTGTTATCTACTAATATATTGGCTAAATCTATGCAGTCCTGCTGCTGATCTTTTCTAATCTTAATCATAACACAAAGAAAGCCATATCATTAGATATGGCCATCATTAGCTATATAAATTACTATGTATGTTATTATCGCTATGCAGATAGTGATTATAGTTAGATCAATTATCATATCGCTGTAAATCATAGGATTCTATTACTCTTTTTAGTTTACATTGATAGCAGCTATTCATACAGCTCGTAGCATATACATAGCCTCCCTGATTTACTGCTTTTCTGCTCTGCTCACTATTTGCTCCATTGCACAGAGCTGCTATCCATTTTTCCATTGTTGGCTTTCCCTGTATTCTTTTACGATATTTAGAGTATAATAGTTTTGTATGGCCTCGTAAACTATACCACCGAGATCTATAAATTGTGAATCTATCAGTAGGAGAATCATCAGCACAGATCAAAAAATTATCATCATCTCCTCTGTATTTATGGCCAAATAGATTATTACCCTCTACAGATAGTCTGCTTTTGTTGAAATTGCTCTCCAGAATAGACTGAGCAATTATAACAGATGGGATGAGATCCGGATAGTTAGCTCTCTCCTCCTGAACTGCTAAAGCAATCCAATCTATAAAGCTATTAATATGCTTATCTTTCCACTCTTTGAATCTCTCTAATCTTTGCCCTGTAACGTGTTCTCCTCTCCATTCATCTGCTGTGAGCCATTGACGATCTTTAGGTAATCCTAAGCTATTATATTTAGATGTAGGAGCTGATTCTGTTCTACCTGCATAAACATCATTAGATTTAATTACAATCTCTGTAGGCAGATCCTGAGGAACTATAGGATAGTTTTTCTCTTTAAATCCTATTTTAATCCAATAGGCTGATGTCAATGTCATTATTAATATTAGTGTTTTCATGATTTGTATTGTTTTTTAATTCTGTATTATATGCATTAGCCTCAGAGAGTAGATGCACGTTAAAATTGGTTTTTATGTCAGAGTAGAATCTGTATCCAGACATTTTGATATATGCCTCATAGCCATCTATCCAATTTTTGTAGGATCTGTAATGCCTCTGCTTATTGAATGTATAAGTTATGATGTATTTGATGTCCTGAAATAGCTCTCCTTTCTCTTTGTATAAGTAGTTGAGCGTATCTACTATGATGCCATCATAAAAGCCATCAAAATAAACTTGTACATCATTCTCTCTAATGAATGGCAGATTATCTGCAAAGTCTTTGAGGCTGATTCTATTCTGGTCTTGATCATCATGGATGCAGATCAGATAATTATCTTGAAATTGAAACTCCTGTATCATGCTATTTTGATTTCGTAGATTTTAGAAATTAATTCAAGTACATCATCTTTGAGTCCATAGTAGTCAGTATCTACTATGTCATTAATAGCCATCTCTATAATCTGAAATTCAAAATCATTTAGATGCATATTCTGAGATCTTAGAGCTACTACTGAGCAGAGTAGGATCTCTGTAGTAGTAGTAAGATACTCATTCATATACTGATCAAAATCCCATGATACATAGACATTGATTCGTGTTTTTTGATTGGTTAAAAATGATACATCTATAGATGTCTGCATTGTCAAATCTTGTAAGTTTGTCATAATAATTGTTTTGATTGTTTAATATGTTAAGTTTTGTTTCCATTGATCATACACCTGATCTGTAAGCTCAGATGGTTGTTTTTCCATCATATCATTAATGTATTCTACTGCATCAGCAGTAGATATATCAGTATGATAAGAGATTTCTATAAGTTTCCATTCTGTAATCTCAAAGGTTTCTCCTGGAGGAGTTATCCAATCTCCTGGACAAAATTCATGATATACCTCTGCATCTATCAGAAAATCTACTACGTCTGTTGCTATGTAAAATTCCATAATATTGTTTTTTGTTTTGTTAATAACTAAGTACGATGTAAATCTAATATAAAAATTTATATTATTCTACTATTTGTATAAAAAATTATATTTTTTTTTAATTTTTTTTTTCAAACATCCTCTATAATTATCTCTACTCTCTGTAGATCTCGCTTTCTTACCCTCACTTGATCAGGCAAAAATTTAGTAACTATAGCAGGTTTATCATCTACTATAACTCCGGCAGCAACTAAACAATCTCCTAAATGTTTAAAGGATGCAGCGAAATTATCCCAATCCATTAATACTATTTTATAGCCTATATACTTAATTACTACCTTTCCTGTATGCTTATTATTAGTCTGGCCTTTAATTAATAGAGTATACATCTCCTTTTTTCTTTTAGCTGTCCTAAAGTGTTCTCTGATTAGGCCATGCTTACCATTCAATCCGTGAACTATTCCTTTGATTACTATTTTTGTTATCATATTTTTTTTATTTAAAGATAAATATTTTTTGTGATGTTTTGATAATATAAATTTTTATACTATATTGCATAATCTTAAAACAAAAAACAATATTATGAGTAAGACAAAAACAGCTCTACTACAGAGCGAGTATGACCTACCTTTTGAGTCAAATTTTTCTAATTTTCAACCTACTAAAAACATTGTAAAAATGAATGTAATTAATCTATCTGAGCATCTATGGCAGACTGATCAGATCAATGAGCTATCTACTGCCCTTATCAAATTTCAATTAGACTTTGAAAAAGCCTCTCTGAAAAAAGATGCTAAAAATGCACATCTAAGAAATAGCTATATATCTTTAGATAATCTGCTTAACACCATCAGACCTATTCTATCTAAAAATGGATTAGTAGTATGTCAAGATCTCGCAGGAGATTATATTACTACTACTATCTATCATACATCAGGACAATTCAGAGGATCCTCTATGCCATTCAATCCTATGTCTGGGAACAAAGGCACAAATAACCTACAGCAGATTGGAGGAGGGATAACCTACGCTAAAAGATATGCTCTATCTGCTATGCTATCCATCTCTGTAGATACTGATGATGATGGTAATAGCATGAGCACCAAAACCTTTAAAAAAGGTAAATCATCACTCCCTGTAGGGATGTATGACTTTGCAGGCAAAGCCTATCAGAGAGATGGTAATTTTGATGCAGTAGAGGCCAAATATATCCTAACTGATGAGGCTAAAGCTACCATCCTTAAAAACCTCAAGAAATGAGTAATTTTATAGATATAGAGCAGAATAGTCCTGATTGGTTTAATCTCCGATTAGGGCTATTCACAAGCTCACAGATATATGTATTGATGCAGCGTAGCAGATCAGGAGGATTCTCTAAATCTGCTGAGACATACATAAAGCAGAAAGCTATTGAACTGATCTATCCATTAGCTACAGAGGGATTTAGTACCTCAGCTATGCAATGGGGACATGATCATGAGCCTGATGCAAGAAATGTATATGAGCTGCAATCAGGTAAGATAGTCACTAATGGAGGATTCTGGAAACTGAACGATTACACCGGCAGCTCTCCTGATGGCCTTATAGATGATGGTAAAGGATCTGTAGAGATCAAATGCCCATATAATAGAATCAATCATCTAAGCTACAGCCTATGCAAAAATGAGTATGATTTACTCGCTGAGAAAAAGGAATACTTTTATCAATGTCATCATCAAATGCTGTGTACAGGTAGAGAATATGTGGATTTTATGAGCTATGATCCGAGATTATTATCTACTAAGGGATTCCTGCACATCATCAGAATAGAGAGAGATGAGGAGATTATTGAGGATATGATGGATGCAATAGATAAAGCAGGAGCCATGCGAGATGAGATGGTTAATAAATTTTTAAACAAATAGAGGATAACTAAATCCTCTTTTTTTCGTACATTTATAGACATTAACAAACAAAAAACTAATAAAAATGGCAGAATTAAAGCAGCTACAGGAGGAGATTTTAGTAAAAGAGGCAGTAATCTTAGAGCAAAAAATAGAGATTGATACTCTACAGGCAGGTATTAATGAGATTTTTGACACTATTGAGCCTATTATCAAAGAAATTAATGATACAAAAGGTCTATTTAAGGTCTTTAAATGGGTAAAATTAGTAGGAGTATTGATTGATGAGATCGGTCAGTTAGGCAAAAAGCTCAAAAAATAATGAATATACTACTCGCTAAAGGTAGTAGAGGCAGTCAAGTAAAAAAACTGCAAGAAAAACTAAACAAAATCCTGTCTGTAGATCTTACTATAGATGGGATTTTTGGATATAGTACAGATCTTGCAGTCCGGAACTACCAAAGAATAAATAATCTCAAAATAGATGGCATTATAGGTAATATTACATGGAATTCTCTATTCCCTCAGACATTTAATCCATTAGCATCATTAGGATCCAATCGTTTTGTAGTCTTTGTTGATGCAGGTCATGGAGGAATGACATTAGCAGGAGATTATACTACCTCAGGAAAACAGGCCTATCATCCGGATCTTACCTTACATGGCAATGGCTACTATTATGAGGGATATGAGAATAGATTAGTAGCTGAATCTTTTATAGAAAAATGCACAGCAGCAGGTATCCAGACAATCAGAACCTATCATCCATATAAAGATACTCCACTATCAGATAGAGTAGAGCTAATAAAAAGCTATTTAGATAGAGGATACTATGGTTATCTGCATTCATTTCATTCTAATGCAATCAGCTACAAAAATAGCAAAGATAAATTAGAGAATACTATAGGATTTATGTGCTTTACTACTACTAAAAATAATCATTCTGATATTATAGCATGGGAGCATATTAGGAATGTTAGGAATAAGTTTCCTGATTGGCATTATTTCGGAGGAGATGATCCCAAAGGAGATAATGACATTGAGAAAGATTTTTATATCATCTCAAAATCTGAACTATCTACACAGCCTAAATATGGAGCTATCCTTGAGGAGTTTGGATTCCATACATCCTCAAAAGATTGTCAGTTCATAGTAGATAATAGAGAGAGTAGAGCCTTAGCAGCTCTCAAAACTGCTATCTATGCTCAAATATATTTCAATAAGATTTAACCTGCTTTCCTGATCTGATCAGCTTTCTGCTGTAGGATCAATCTTAATTCATTTAACTGAGCAGTAAGATCTTTAATAGCTTTCCAATCATCAGCAAATTTTAGCTTGACCTTTAGGCATTCCATCTGCTCATTAAGTTTTATCATTGATTCCGGCATCATTATAAGGCTTTTGATATTGTCTCCATCTTATCATCTAAATTCTGGATGATTATGGTTAAATTATTTAGTGTATCTATGTGCTGAATCTCACGATCTCTCACATAGGTATTTAATTCTTTTAACTCCTCTTTATGTTCTACTCTCTGAGCCTCCATATTTTGCTCTGTATGGAGTAATTTTTTATAAAGAAAGTAAATCACTACTCCTAACGTAATAGCTACAGGAGACTGCTCTAAAAGTTTTTGAAAAATTATCTGACTATCCATTTTTATAATTGAAATCCATTAACTACTAATTCACTTATTAATACGTTATTAGCTGTATCACATGTTACATAAATATCAAAAACATCTCCCTGAGTTGCATCCCCTTGCAAAGCTAATGATATAGGAGCTGATGTATAATTACCTCCTGAGTTTCTAATAGTAGCCTGTCCTATAATAGGCAAAGGTACACCATTCTGTCTAAATTGTATAGTAATAGTAAAAGTACCATTAGAATTAACTCCTGCTGTAGCATTTAATGATACATAAAAGTTACCATCTACCTTAGAATCATATTCAAATGATGCATTTGAGGAGCTTGTTATTACTCTCCTTGATACAGGGAATGTAATAGCATTAGTTGGCCCTGCACCACCTACAAAATTAGCATCATTTAGCACTAATCCATAAGGAGGGCCAGGAGCAGTAGAATTAGATAACTCTATGAGATTACCTGTCATTACCATAGTACCTTTTGAGTTACCATTCTCTACCTTTTGATTAGCTTGTACTATGTAGCTATTCTGTATGTCATAGTCTAAATTAGCAGTAACTCCTGTAGTTAATCCTACATCTACAAAAGTATTAGCAGCTATAGTACCATATCCTGTAGTAGAGGCATTATCTATATGTATTCCATCCTGAGCCTGCTGTGGATGTATGATACAGCCTGAAATATTAACAGCTCCAAATCCTGCTTGAGCTCCATTTGCTACTAATTTAATCATCGGTATAGTAGCATAACCTGATGGAGTAGGTAGTGATGTCTCATCAAACCATCTAATAAGCTCACAGGAACTAAACTCTAATTTAGATACACTCTGGAACTGACATCCATGATTATTAGCTTGTACATAGAAAAATAAACTATTGTTAATGTCTACTAAATCAAAGCCATTGATAGTCATCACATCATAGCAGTTTCTGAATTGGCAGGTAAAGATAGATAAGATCTTATCTCTACCCTCATTATATAATCCTCCTGTATAGTTAGTACCATCTAATAATAAGGATGTAGCATTAGTAGATTTTAGAGTTACGTTTCTGAGAGTAAAATTAACATCTACAAAAGTTATAAATGACCCTGTGCCTGTATAGGTCAATATATCACTATCTCTACCTTTCCTACCTACTATAGCTGCATTATCTCCTACTGATGTAATAGGAGTAGATGTAGATACTGAGCCATTTACAATATAGGTAGTATTAGCAGCTAATGTAGATGGCAGATCTCCTGCTGTTAGTACATTTACTACATTAGGCTCAGATACAGATCCTGTAGCACTAATAGTAATATCATCAGTACCTGATACAATAGATATAGATGATCCTGCTACAAGGCTTTTGAGCTGTAGATCTGCTCCTACTTTCTGCTTAAAAATACCCTCTCCTGCTCCTACATTAGATGCAGTATTAGATTCTCCTGCATACTCAGGTTTAGTAACTGATGAGCCGGAATATAAAAATCTGCTTGTATAGGCTACTATATCCTGAATATTACCTATAGGATTCCCTAAGCTATCCTGGATATTACCTACTAAATCATCTCTGAATTGAACATTAGAACGAGTATTGTAAACTATTACAAGCTCATTCTGTACCTTTAGAGCAGCAAATTTAAGAGGGATGAGTAATAATGGTAGTGATGTTTTTTCTAAAGCTACATTGTCTCCAGATTGATATATTTTTAAGGCCATTAGCAGTTAATTTTTCTATCGTTTTCAGTACGATCAGAGAAAGTAAGATTGACATTTACTCCTCTATCAGTTACAAAAAATTCAGTACCTGCATTACCCTCTAATTTAACAGGCATTAATTCATATTTATAGCTGTGATTATTTTTATTATAATCAGATATGTATAGCTCATTACCAAATAGAATGAAATTCCATAGCTCATCTGTAATGCACTCAGGGATCTGTAGACCTTGAAATTTATACTCCCTTTTGCTGCTCATTGTATTCTGCATATAGGAGTAATCTCTCTTAGCTATATTGTCCTGCTCAAAGCTATACTCTGCTCTACCAAAAAATCCTCTTAATCTCATGGATGTCTTATAACCTGTATCCTTGAAATCTACATCATATTTGATCAGCTTACCATCCATGTAGCTGTCTATTCTCGCTGTCTGATCTGCTGCATCTATGCTGAATGGCTTTAGATTATATGTATCAGAAAAAACATCTATAGCTATACCTGCAATAGTTAGCTCCTTTTTAATCTGATAAGCTCCTGCACCTAATAGAGATAATACTAATCTCCAATCCACAATATAGTAAGTGAGATTAGGATTAGCAGCATTGCCAAAATCATAAAAAGTACCATAAGTAGCAGTATTTAAAAAATATTCAGTAGTAGTAGCTACATCTACTAATTTAAAAGTACATGTACTATTAGGCAGCTCTCTCTGAAACCATGCACCTGTAAAATCATTTTTATAAGGATCATTATCTGTAGTATCTGCTAATACAACATTAGCATAACAGCACTTACTAAATCCTCTATCAGGAGGAGGAGCATCAGGTAAACTAATTTTTGTAGCATAGCCTATAGTCCTCTCTGCATCTGGGCAGTTTTGAGCATTTACATCAGCAATACAATCTAAGCATCTTGTATAGGAATCTATAGAACTAACTAACTCATCAGCTACATACTCCTCCGGTTCTCCTTTTAAGCTCCAGCATTCACAATCTCCTGTCTTTTTAAATACAGCAGGAGCAGTAATACCCACAAATCCAAACCTCCTCTCCTTTAATGTCTCGCAGTTATAATAGTTGAAAATCTCGTAGGTAGGAGTACATAATTGCTCAGTAGTAGCTACTATCTTTTGAGGCAGATTCTCTAAGCATACACAGGCATCTAACCCTACATAAGTAAGAGTATAGATTTTACCTTGAAACTTTACTACTTTACCCTCTAATGGATGCCTACTTTCGCTACATAGATTAGTCTTATCTGGATAGCTTAAAGGATCACAGGATATTAAATTATAACACTCCATTTACTATTATTTACAGCCCTCTCTACCTGTTATCTTGTAGCGAGTAGCATCTATTAACAAATTAGGATCTATTAAACATTCAGCTCTCAGAATGTTGGCAGCAGGTAAAGACAAATCTAATAGAGTAGCACCTGTAACAGGAATCAAAGGATTACCGGATTCACTACCTACTATGCTTGATAGCTGTCTATATTCGAGCTGCCCTGCACCACCATCTACCTCTATTGCATTAATGCCATAGATATTAGCTAATGCTCCCCATGTTCCTACTACTTTAGTATATTCTATTCTCAGCCTTACCTCCTCATTATCTAATATTACACCTAATGGAGTACCTGAGATAGGATCAGTACCTCCATTAAGTATAGTACCATCAGATTCTCTGATATATGTTAAGGTAGTAGTGATATTAGTATTATCATCATAATCTACAAATTCCAAAGGCTTAGTATTTTCATATCTTACATTATTGCCATTCAATACAGCATCTGTATAGACAACAAAATACATAGAATAGTCAGTATTAGATAGCCATTGAAACCAATCATTGTTGATTCCATTGTTGAGCTTAGTATTATCATAGAAATCCTGCTCTATAGGTGCAGGTACATTGATACGCTTTAGCCAATCCTCCCATCTAATTTTAAAGCCATATAAACCCTGTACACCTTTTAGAGTACCACTATCTAAAGCAGGATAATAATCTACTTTTATAAAGTTTTTATCATTGCCCTGAATAAGTTTAAATCCTTTAGATGCACTAAAATTATACTGAGTAGGATCAGGATATTGAGTTAAATCTATTTTATACTCATCTAAAAGATAGGTCAATCCATCGCTATCCCTTTCTACTTTAATTCCATAGGTAATAGCTGTAAGAATAGGTATATCTGTACCTGTAGCTGTATCAATTGTAAATCTTGCTCTGGCCAATATCTCATCCTCTATCCTATAATCATCTCCACAGATATTAGCTATACTATTTTCATCCTGTGTATGATTTAAAAAGTCTATAGTCATGCCATCATAAGCTCCTACAGGAGGGATATATGTATCCAATTGAGAATAGTCTAATAATAGACTCACTCTATTAGATTTATTGACTACCTCAGTCTGATCTGCTACACTTACCCACAAAATATAATTTCTCTCAGATATATCTAAGCTACTAAATTGAGTAGTGAATGCTGCATTAGGTACAAATTCAGCCTCAAAAGTAATTTGATTAGCTGCTGTATTTTGAAATCTTACATTCCTTACATCCATCTGAGCAGCATCTTTAGTATATCCTGGTCTTAGAGTAACATCTATAGCATTAGATACATTGAATACATCTTGAAAGGTCAAAGCATCGCCTCCGGTATTCATTTTGACATTCTTATAGAATGGATATTCATTCTGTTTATATTCTGTCTCCTCTACAGGAATCCATGCAAAGCCATAGCTACATTTAGTCTGCCCTGTTACATTTCTCACTCCATTTATTACAGCAGTTACCTTAATAGGATTAGCATAATCTAACTGAGTAACTACATCACCTGTAGCATTCTCATAGCTTATAGATTCAATAGTAAAATCATTATCTAAGCCATTATAATTCTCATCAAACCATCCAACATTACCTAATTTATCAGTAACAGATA